AACTCATCTTCAGAAGCTTGCTTAGCTTTAACCATTAATGGAGAACCTTCCGAAGCTGATACTCCGGAACCTCCAAATTCAGCAGCTAAACTACTTTGTTGTCTATTAGCTTCATCGGCTTGACGCTGTTGTTCATAATTCCCTTTAGCAATAGCTTGTTTGGCATTTTGCTCTTCAACAGCAGCGTTATAATTTTCCATATTTTGAGCGCTTTTGCCTTCTGTAGCAGCAGCTTGTCCAGCCATAACTTGACCAACAACCATCAAAGTTAAAGAAACAGGATCATGTCTATATTTCCAATCAAGAATTATAAATCTACCATCAGACAATTGTTTATAATATACAGAATTAAATATATTCTTAGTTATTTTCATTTTTTATTCCATATATGAAATAATCACCTATTTCATATTCTTTATTAAAACCCAAATAATCTATCATTTTGATAGATTTAGTAAATCCTTTTCTTACTCTAGCCTGAAATTTTTTAAATTTACTCTCTTTCATAATTTTATTTAGAACTTTTTTTATAATAAACAAAATCTTAACTCTTTTTAACAAACATTTTTTGTTAAGTATTATCCATAATTCACCAATATCTTTTTCTATTTCAACCATACCTCCAATAGCCAATATATCATTTTCAATTATATAAGTATATGATATACCTGATAATCTAAGTTCTGGATAAAATGAAACTTCTTCCTGAATAGCATTAAATCTAATATTATCTAGGTCTCTTTGTATCGATTTTCTTATCATTATCTACTCGTAATATCCAGTCGTGAAATTATTCCTCTAACTGTTAATGGCAAAGGAACATCTGATGTAATTAATATAGGATCATCAATTGAAAATCCACCATCCTGAACTACTTTTACATCACCTGTAAATAAATCGTTAGAATCTGAAAGATTTATTAAATCAACAGTTGTTAAATCTACTGATTTTTGGTCATTATCATCTGATCCATATTTTATTGCAGAAAATCCAGTATTTACTAAGGAAACTACCAATTCAGCCGTCTTTCTAGTAGAACCATGAATAGAACCACTAGCACTATTTACATCTATTCTCATTGGACTTAATTTAGGAATATAAGGTAAACCTACCTGAACTTTAGAAGCAGGAGTAGTTAAAGTTATATTACCAGAACCATCTACTACTTGATTTGGCAAAACAATTCCATCTGCAAGAATAGACACAGTTTTTCCAATTAAATGAGCAACTGGTATAGTAGTGGCAGCAACTCCATCGTAAGTTATTCCACAATCAACAAAAAACATATCTTCTATATCCGAAGGAAGTGTTCTTTGAGCAAATCTTTCTACGCAAGTTACCGTAGAATTATTAATAGTTCTATCGATTGACAACCAAACTTCATCTTCCTCAGCAGCAGGAATTACTGCAACTGATGTAACGACTCCATCGATAGGATGTTTAGCCCATGCTATAACTTGTTGATCTCTTTGGTATGTCATGGAAAGCAAAGTTCCATCATTCATCCATACCCAAAGCATAGATTCTGGATTCTTTTGATGACAAAAACCTGCTATTGTAGAAGAATTTGTAATATTTTCAGACAAAACTGTCAAATCAGGTGTCAAATATTTAGACTCTGAAGGATTATAAGCCAATTCTAGTATTTTTTTGCCGACAAAATCAGAGAATAAAATAGCATTATTAATTTTAACACCTTGTATAAAAGTAGAACCAAATCCAGATTGTTCTCTTGCAGTAAAATTAGTTGGTGTTATTGGAGTTCCTACCTTATTCGATCCTAATGTCCACGGAATACCTGTAGTTCCAATAACAATCATATCATCAACGGTATCTACCCAAGTAATACTTTCTCCTGTAGTTAGAGTAACCCAGAAAGAATCGGCATCTTTAACGTCAGAGTCAAAATTCTCATAATCACCTACTTTACTTAACCATACTTTATTACTACCTGCATAAATACATCTATCACCAAAGAAGCAAACCGAAGTTGGATATCCCTGAACAGCAGACCATGCACCTTCTGCCCATCTTAAAGTAGCTGAAGTAGAAACTAAATTATGTAAAATAGTAACATTAGCTGTTACCGAATTAGTTACAGATGTTATTTGAACAATTCCGCTTGCTATAGAAGTATTATTTGTGATATCAGCAGAAAATCCAGACGACATTCCAGCTAAAGGATTTATTTGATAAGTTACATCATAATCATTTTCTGTAGCTGAAAGTTGAATATTTCTATCTCCTAATCCTATAAATGTTCGATAAACTTCGGAAGTATTAGAACCTTGAGTTCTCAATAATTGAACTGTTCCTGACCAAGTTCCATGAGTATTAAAAGAAAAGTTGCCTTTAATTGATATCAAAGAACTTGGAGTAGCTCCTGTTGTCGAAACCACTGCACTTGCAGCAGGAAGTGGATGAGTCAATTGAAATAAAGCCCCAACATGTCCAGATTGAAAAATAGGACTTGATGCAGTAAGAGTTCCTGATCCATTAGTAGCAGAACAAGTCATTGTTATACCATCATCATTAGCGATATCATTTCTTGTTAAAAATGGGCCTCTATCGAATGATATTGGATTTATAGCAAAATAATAAGGTGTTAATCTGGTTAATTTCTGTTGTGGATATTTTGTATTAACTAACCACATTGTATCAGAAAGTTGTTTATAATGTATTGTTGACAAATCTTCACCTAAATATGGAGTTGTAATTGATGAACCATCTCCATTTAATAGCGAACCGTTATAAAAAAAGCTGGCAAAGTTCTCTCCTAACTCTATCGGATAAGCTATTTGAGAACTAAACACAAATGGTATCAGTCTAGTCGTCATGTTTTTAAGCGTAAATAGGTGTACATGTTTGAACTTTATCTATCCATTTGAAAATCGGATAGTCCTGACCTTCATGGATATTCCATATATTTTGAAAATCCCAACCAACATAAGTTGATTGTTTATACATATCTGAAGTATGAGATTTATTTATCCCAACTACGTCTCCATGAGTTCCGGTATCGTCTAATATTACTGTATTTCCAGAACCATCCTTAGCATTTTGAATATCCCCATCCCAATAATTACTAACATAACTATCAGAAATCGAAGTGTCGTTTCCAACAAAACCAGCTACTTTACCAACTGCTGAGAATATTTTACCATTTATTGACACCGAACTATAGCAATTTGTATATATTTTACCAGAAGCCAATTGAGTACCTACTAATCCTCCGGTATAACACATACCATCTCCCAGATTCCCAGTATAAGTAACACTTCCCCTTGAAAAGCAATTAGTTATATTTCCGCCCGAACTATAACACAATCCTCCAAAAAATAAGTCTCCATTACTATAAGTAACAGATACGTTACAAGAACATAAACTTAAATTAGAATTAGTAGTATAAAATAATCCGCCAACCTGTAACACGCTTTGATTACTTGATACAGAGCCGTTTACATGGACATTTGTTAACGTAGTATTCCCTGAATCAGTATTGCATAACATACCAAGAATGAAACAATTATTAAAATTTATATTATTTATAGTAAGATTTTCTATTGTGGCTACTGACATTGATCTAAATAATCCGGCATCAGAAACATTTGACATCGTTACATTTTTTATGGTATAATATCTACCATTGAAAGTTCCTGAGAACGGAAATGTTGGATTACATAATGGAGTCCAATTTGTAATGCCAGAACAATCTATATCATTTGTAAGTTGATATTTACCATTAACAGGATAACTAACATCTACTCCTATTTTAGCAAGTTGAGTAGCATTTGATATGTTTATATAAGTAGGATCAAGAGGTGGAACTAGATAATAGCATCCACTGCCATTTCCAGACTGAATAAATTGAGTTCCAGTTCTCTTTTCAACACATCCATACATTTCTGGAAACATATTTTCCAATACACGGCACCCTGAAGAATACTTATCAGTATCAGTCCTATCGTCTATTTGAGGACTAAGTAATCCTGAATTAAAATTTATTATTTCTTTATTTGGCATTTTATATTAAAGTACCATATAAATATACTGAATTACCGGCACTTCCGGCATGATTAGTCACAGCTATTTGAATAAGAGTTCCTGAAACATAAGATTTGTTTTTCAATGGAGTAGTATTTGGTATTGGCATCAAAACAACAGTATCATATTGAGCATCTAAATTAGATAAAGTATTTACTGGCAAAAAATCAGTTAAAGCGGTACTTTGTCCAACACTTACTGTAGTTGTACCCGCATCAGCAGCAGCCACAATAATAACCTGATCTAAAACAAGTCTATTGCCAACTGGTACTGTGTATAAAGTAGTATTACCATTTCCAGCAAAAGAAACAGTAGTTGTACTTAATAAAGTTATTGCGTTAGCTTTTAAATCAGCCACAGTAATCTCCTAATTAATAGTTACATAATTACCATTTAGATAAATTACTTCGTTTTCTCTACAAACTATATTAGTAAGTATTAATGGTAAATCTGTTACAACATTATTCTCATAACAAACAACGTTGGTTCCCAAAAATATAAGATGAGTAATTGATCCACTTGATGTAATAAATTCAGAACCAGTTCTTTTTTCAGCAACACCATACATCCTAGGAAACATATTTTCTAATTTACGACAACCGCCCGAATACTTCTCAGTGTCCGCTCTAACATCAATCTTAGGAGTAAAAAGACCTCCGCTAAAATTTGTAATATTAATGTTCATAAATTTATAACAGTAATTGGAGGAGGAGTTTCTTCATTGTAAACATTATTAACTCTATTTTGATTAGCTTCTATAATTGCCAATGTTGCAGGAATAGTAGTATGTGTATCAACTAGAATAGTATCTACCTCAGTTTTTATATCCGTAGAACTTACTTCAGGTTTATATTGACCTTGACCAACCACAACAGTAGATTCTTTTACTATTACAAAATCTCCTGCTATAATACTAGCATTGGAAGCAACATAATATCCAGTTGAACCAACTTCAGGTAAAGAAGTTCCGGCAGCAGTTCTAACCGAACCATTTGGCTGATAAACTGCATACGTTAATGTCTTTCCAGATAAATTTCCAAAAGTTATTTCGTTTGCCAAATTCTTATCCTAGAGTAGTTTTTAGCCCTTTTGACATAGGGACTAAATTACCAGTTATTTTAGTTTTAGCAAAATTAGAAGCACTTCTAGCTTCTTTCATAGCATAATCTTCTACATCAGAACCAACTACTGGAATAGGAGCAGGAGATGCAACAGCAGGGGCTTTCACAGCTTTTCCGCTAAAAAATCTATTTGTTTTGTATTCTATACTATTTTTATCAAACCATTGTTCTATCATATAGACTTCCTCATGGTAATACTAAATTCAGAGAATCCATAATTTCTCATTCCTCTTGAAACCACTGAATTTCTTGCAGTTTCTCCTCTTACTTCAGTTGCATTTTTTTCTCTGCACCAAGATATAAATTCATCAAAAATTTCTTCAGAATCAGTATTGTTCAATCTTGAATAAAGACCTCCTATCCAAATATAACTTCTATTTGGAACTACAAAACCAATTATAAAACCCTCAATTATTTTTTGATTGTAAGAGACCATTACACAAATATTATCATCGTATCGAGACATAGCTTCATATATCTCTTTAGATACATCTTCAATACTACAACCTCCATCAGTAATTAAAAACGGTTTTAATTCTTTTACAATATTGGGATTAGTTTCTCTTACTATTTTCATCTTACAATCTTTCCTGAGAAGTACCTTATATCATTCCAATCACTATGGCCAGTTCTCTTAGATTCTGTAAACGAAACTGACCTTGCTCTAGACATCATAGTTCTAAGTTCAATTTGTAAAGTATTTGTTAAGGCTTCATTCTTTGTACCAGCTAAAGCAGGCAAAAGTTTTAATGCCAAAGATAAAATAAGACATTCATAGAATAATGAATCAAATATAGTTGTATCAGTAACTTGATAAATATACTGTATTTTTATATCACTTTCGCTGGATAATAGTAATTTCCCTTCTACTTTGTAGAACATTACATTGGCTCTATCAAATCTAAGACAATCTGAAGGTATATCATATTGATATGAAAAACCAAATGACGGTCTATCTGTAACTAAAACCCAATCTAAATTAGTTAAATCAATAGCAAAAGTTCCTGATGTATGGTCTATAGCACATTTGTAAAGTAATGAATTTTCCCATACATATTGATCCGTTGTATAAGACGTAGCAGTAACCCATGGAGAAACTAAATGTAATCTTTTTACCGCAAAATTCCATATATTACTTCTAAGCAAAGAATCTCTTGTTTGAGAATAATGTAAGTTAGCATTGATTCCCTCAATAGTAGTTTGATTACTAAGAGTTATTTGTTTACTTCCAATTCTACCTAAACTCATATTGACTAAATCAACCTCTTCTTGCGATAGAGACATAGATTTATTCCTTACTTAGTAAATCCTTTGATAATTACACAAGAAGAACCTGATCCGCTGGCATCTACATCGATAGCGGTTGAAATATCAATTTTCACAGGTTCAGGAAAATCAACATTGACAACACCTGGGCCTCCTGTTGTAAAATATAAAGGCCCAATTAAAGTAGCAGCTAATGCACTTCCACTTTTTCCTGCTCCTATTGATATGTTTATAGCCGAAGCCGTGGTAACTGTAAAACCAGTTATATAATGAGATTTTCCGGTTTCTGCTGCCTTAAGTTCTTCACAACCTGAAAAATCAGTACTAGTTGCATTAATAATCCAAGTAGAAGTTGGTATATAATTCTTAAGATAACTATCCATTATTGTTAATGAAGTTGCTGTTACTGACATTTTAATATCCTTTAATCATGTCCGAATATTTTTTTATAATTTTCTTCATATTTTTTACTTGGAGGCATTGACATTATTTTAGTTCTACCTTCAGGAAGACCATCTTTTGTACAATAACCCATTTTTGAAGCTCTAAGATTAGATTCCCTAGTAACTTCTTCATCACTTACTGAGTCTTTTATCCATTCTGCCATATATAACCTTTAAAAGTAAAATTAGGAGAGGGTTTTCAGGCCCTCTCCTTTAAAATCTTACTATTGACTAATTTGTAACATAATCAAAGGCATGGCTGTAACTGAACTTGATGTAGTATCAATTATAAAGCCTGCTCTTTGATATCCATTAGCAATAGTCAAAGCTTTAGATGAATTAACGGAACCATCACCAACAAAATAAGCGGTTCTATCATCTGCTGAACTACCAAATGCAGAATCTGCACCACCAGGAACGCACCAACAAGGCCCTGCTGTTTGAATAAATCCATTGTATCCAGAGGCTAGATTAATTGCAGGAACACCCATGAAAGCATTATAATCCAAAGAACCTTTTCCAAGATAGGCATAAGGATTTGGATATACTTCTGCTCCATTAGATGTTGAATTGGTTTGTTGGAAAGCACCATCAACATATATTTTAGCAGTAGCTGTTGTAGCACCAATAGCATCGTTTCCGATAATAACTCTTGTCTCAGTTGTTAATGCAGTATTGTGACCAACAACAATATAACCTCCAACCAATTCATCTTTGGCAAATCCAGTTGACGCATAACCACAAGAAGAAGGATAGGTTACTGTTGCAAATATATCTCCTGCCGTTATCGCTACTGGCAATACAGCATAAGTAATATGTTTACTTACAGGGAAATAACATGCAGCACCATATCCTGCAACCAATGCAGTTTTTGCCTGTCCATATTTAAATACTCGACCATCGAAAGTCATAATCCTTTTGCCATATCTAAATGTCGGATTAGTAGTATCCGATTGTTTATAAAGATAATTAGCTAAAGGACGACCATCGCTTTCAGGAGCAAAACTTATATTTCGCCCCGATGGAATTAACTCTGTTCCCATAAATTTTTCCTTTCCCATATAGGGTAAAAAGGTTATTAAACACTTAAAATAAACTACTTATTACGCCTGTGTGAAATCGGCTGCCGGTTGTTTCTTAAGAAGAATTGGAACAACTCCAGGGCCTTGTAATCTCACAGAACCAATCATCTGTCTTGCCCAAACACGAACCGCAAAGTTCTTACTGGATTCCTCTGCAAGTCTTGTTTTAAGATCAATTCCAGACGAAAGTAGAGATGCCGATTTATGATAAGCTACACACTGATAACATCCGGTATCTGTAGCATCAACTGTAAATCTATCAGAAGGCAACCAATGGAATTTGAAACCAAGATAAGTATCAATATCTCCATTAGCAAGAGCTTTTACGGTATTATAATCATAGTTAGTAGCCTTTGTTGAACCAAGCAAATACCATTTCTGATCGAAGTTAGCAACTATATGCCTATCAGATGAAGGAACATTATTATTATCCATTATAGTACCAATAGCTGCAATCTTAGCTAACGTAAGACCGGTCTCTGTTGTATTGGTAAATCCTGAACCAGCAGTTGTTAATGTACCATCTCCATTAATTCCAATACATTCACCTGAATCATACCAATTAACAGCAGTATTTCCATCTTTTCCAGTATAAACAGTTGATGTTGATATTTCCAAAATCTTTTCATCCATAGCCCTGTGAGCGGCATTAACCGCATTTTTGATATAATCACTGGAAGGGTCTTTAAGAGTTTGAATAATATCCATATCTTCAACTAATTCAGACCAAGTCCATGTGTTGAGTGAACATCTTCGTCTTGAATGTTGAGTTGGAATATCTGGCGAATCACTATGTCTTGGTAAATCCCATTGACCCTGAGTTGGTGCAATGAAATCCCAAAATTTAAATTCAGCTTGTTGAGACTCATTTCTTACAGTTGGTCTCAAAAAACTCATATCTTGCTGATACAGAAATTCAAACGAATTTTGGTATTGTCGTATGAAATTCTGGTCTAATGAGAAAGTTCCCATTGAACTATCCTTTCAAAAAAGTTAATCAAGTTTTATCTTTATTTTGAAAGATTTTCCCAAATGGGGACTTTCTTCATTTAACGTCTGATAGACGCTTCGTTTAAGGCCGAACGCCCGCTAGTCTCTTGAAGAGTTATTAGCTTTTAGCAGGTAATCGTCTAGTTAGTTCTTCTATTTTCTTCAATATTAAATTATGCTTCTCTCTATCCGATGGGTTTAAGGATGACCTTAATTTTCCATCAGCTATGAGTTTATATTGCTCTGTAATCTGATCCTGAATACTTGCCGCTTCTTTTGTTCCGCTTTCAGGTATAATACTAGAATCTTCAATTCCATACTGAGATTCGATATCAGCAAATAAATCCAAAAGTAAAGGCCTTAAAGCCGCATACTCAGGAGCGTTAACACCACCTTGCCTATCAATAGATTTAGTTCCATCTTTATTAACTACTTCAACTGCTTTACCAAATAATTCATCATATTTTTCAGGAGACCATTTATTTGTCATTTTTGTTATGAATGATTTAGATAAATTTAATCTTGAATCATATTTATCACCCCATTCATTTTTTATTCTATCTTCAGATTCTTTAACCTGAGTTTCAAGTTGTTTAGAATATTGTTGTTCTGCTTGTCTTACTAAATTTGTATAAAGTCCCATGGCAGTATCTACTTGGGACTGAGTATAATTAGCCTTATTAAAAGCATCTAATGAACCTTTTAGTAGATTTTCATCAATAGATACATCTTCAGGAGGAGTGTATTTATATCCGGTAGAATCTTTAGGGATTCCCATGGCATCTCTAAACATCTGTATTTCATTAGGGCCTGATTTATCATTTATAGGTAAAACACCTTTTGTAGTTCCATATTTTCCTATAGTTACAGCTTGATGACCGGCAGCTTTTAAAATTCCTTTTAAATCAGTAAAAATATCATAAAATTTATTACTTCTTAAATCTTCAGGAACTAAATGATCCTTCCAACCACTTTTCAATTTACCATCAGGTTCAATATAATTAGATATATTGAAATCAGTATTTGTAGATGTAGTAGTTTGTTGTTCAGTTTGATTAGAATTAGTTGTTGTCGTCTCAATTGTCGCAGGAGTTGCGGTTTGAGTTGTGACTTCTTGTTCCATTAGACTTTCCTTTAAATATAATTATTTTCGTTTTTAAATTCTACGACTTTTTCATCTAAATTTCTATTTAAAATTTCTCTTATATATAATATAACAGAACGTTTTCCTTGATTTACATTCTGTTTATCATGGCTTCCTTCTACAAATGTGCTTCTATTCTCAAAACAATATCCGGATAAATTATCCAGAACTCTTTTTCCTGTATCAGTTCCAAAACAATCTTTAAAAAGTATAGCTTGTTGTTTTTCGTATTCTGTCATTTTCTTTCTTTCAACAAAAAAGAAGGTTGCAACGGGCTGTTTTCTGGTAATTGGTTTCAGACATAAATATATTATTCTTATTTAATTGTCTCTTTATTTTCCCATCACAGCCTTCTTTTTATGTTGATTTTTCCTTTTCACACTGTATGCTATCGCCAAAGCTTGGTTTTGCCTATGCCCACTTTTCATAAGTTCACTTACATTTTTAGAAAAAGTCTCTTTTGAAGTTCCTTGTTTAAGAGGCATTATTTAACTCCTACTGATTGCATTAATTTATCACTAGCAGAATCTTTCTCAGGTGCTTTAGTTCCTTTATTATATGCTTCTGAGGCAGTTTTAGCAGCTTCCATGGCCATCATAGCCTGTTGTTGAGCCTGTCTCTGTTGCTGAGCAGCCTGTTTCTCATCGGGAGTATTTAAATGCTCAACCTTCATACCATAGTTAATCAAAACATCAGGAATAGTCCTGCCTATATTAATTTCATCTCTTACTTCAGGGAATGTATTAGATAACATTCCAATAAGATTAACTCCTCTTTCAAATCCTTTGGATTGCATATCTTTCATTGCCATTGAAAGTTCACCCATATACTCAACTGTAAACTCTTTTCCTTTTAAAATATCAGGAGGAGCAGGAATTCTTCCATTTCTTATAAGTAATCTTATAACTCTTGAAAGCTGAGGTGTAAAACATTCACTTTCAAATCTTGATACAGGAGATATTAACTGTCTCAAACCTTCTTTATATCTTAGATCAATTTCAGTAGTAGTTCTTCTATCTCCTGTTAAAGAACCAAATTGGGAAAATATATCGTTATAAAAACCTTGTTTTATAAGTTCTCTTTGATCCTTTATAGCCTCTACAGTAACTGGAATATTACCATTTAAAGCCGGATTTAAAGGATTTATTGATCCTCTTTCGGTAACATCGTTCCTACCATCCGGTTTCATGTTGACTTCACCTTCAACATTCATTGAAACTACTTCATAAGGAGGGTGATTATGTCTATTAGAAGCTTCCATATAGTCTTTTCTCATCTGTTGAAGCTCTTTTATAGCAGAAAGCATAGCAAGACCACGTCCTCTACCCCATTTTTCACACGAAGCCTTTTCCCATCTTGGAACAGCAAATGGAAATTCCTCGAATCCGCCTTCCTGAAGTATTTCTTTTGAGGATTTATTAACAAAAACACTCTCAAAAGGCATATTAAACTTATCAGTTAAAGAATAAGTTCTTTTAAGTCTTGGTCTAACAATATGAATAACACTAAATTTTCTACTTTCAGTCTCTAAATTCTCAGCAGCTTTTAAAACAGAATCGCCAACATTATCGAATTGATCTACCATCTGTCTTGCAGATAATTCATATTCAAGAATCATTGTATCAACAATATCTTTGGAGTTTTGCTTAAAGGTATAATAAGAAACATGCCAATCTTTAAAATTAAGACCTAAAGTTTTGTTATCCCACTCACTATAATTATTACCAGTGCCAAAACCGATACAACTTTTAACGGTATTTTGTAGATTAGTTATATAATTACTCTCGAAAAGTTCATCATGTGCTATTTGAACTGCCAAAGCACAGTATCTTTTAACTTCATCGAGTTCATTTATTTTATGATCTTTAACTTTAACACCAAAAAAGTATCTTTCTCTTGGAATCCAAGCTCCAATAAAACCACTTGTAGCCTTTTCTAGTGCAAAAATTGCAGTAGGGTCACGTATATCTAGAGATTTGTCTTCACCGTAGGTCTTTTTTGTAGTTATTTGGTTCTCTACGGGATATCCAAGATCGGCAAATTGTTGATAAAGATTAAGGAAATTGATAGCCTTATTCTTTTCTTCATTGGCAATTTGTATAATTCTTGCGGCTTTATCGTCCATATTTATTTACCAAAGAAAAAATCAAGTATTTTAGAAGTTTTCTTTTGAGAATTAAAATCATTATGTTCTTTTATAGCTTTTTTAGCAGCGGAATAAGCATAATTCTTCATTTCACCAACCATTTGAGGATGTATTATAACAAGATTTATATTATCCATAACTGTTTTAACGATAAGTTCTTCAAATTCCTTTTGTTTTTTAGTTTTTCTCATATATATCTTTCCTTATCGCTTATAACAAATTGTTGTCCACCAGAAGAATTTCTTATTCCTTCGGAAACCTTATGACATTTAGAGGCTGCCATAACAAAATAATTAAGAGCATTTCTATAATGATCATTTTGATCTCCTGTTTTTTTATATCGGAAAACTACCTGTTGAGTCTTTTTATTTTTTTCTTTAGATTTTACACAATTACAGCATTGTAAGGCAAATTCATCGATTAAAGGTGTTCTTCTAGGTAAAATAATATAATTATTTAAAATTATTCTATGCGTAGAATCATATATTCCAGTTCGGTATGCTTTAACTATACCGGTTTCATCATTAAACACAAAGTCTTGAAGAGGTGACTCGGTATATTCACATAAAAAAACTTTGTATTTTTCATTTTTTTGAAATTCTCTTGCTGAATCTGCGTTAGGACGAAGGTCTGCAACACAACTTTTGACATTATATTTTCTGGCAAGATCGTGAACTTCTTGAAATGATTCTACTTTAGCCATTTTAACTAATCTATATCTATCATTTCCGGTTCTAACTCCGATAACTACGTGTTTTTTATCATCATTATCGACTCCCATAGCACAAGGCCCACCATGACTATCCGGCATAGGATCAAGGCAGCAGCAATTATAGACATTTTCTTTTCTAAGACGTTCATCCTGAGAGGAATAAGAAAGTCCTAAATCAAGTCTCATTACATCACCAAAGTTTCCTTCAGGTGGATTTCTATAATCTCTAAGTATTCGAGCAGGGTCTTGGTATTCAGAGGAAAGATGTGACCAATGGTATCCAATTCTGGTAGTAATTTCAGGTTTTTGAGAAATCCATATCCCATTTCTAACTCCAACCGGTTTCCCGCATTTGCTACATCGAATATATCCAGTTCCATCAGAATTAATACCAACGGTTTTTTCCGGATCGTTAAGGAATTCAATTTCAGCACAAGTTTTAGCACCGCAGGAACAGTTTCTAAACCATTCTCTTTGGTCTGAGGATTGATAAAGTAAATCTACACCTCTATCATCATCGGAAGGGTTTCCAATGAATACAAGTTCTGAGAATCCTTTAATACCATCAACGCAGGCATTAGCCATACGACCTCTTATTTTAGCGATAACTTCAGATTCCATCTGGTCAACTTCATCAAGTACGGCTCTATCTATTTGAATACCGGATGTTTTAGTAGATTGACGGACATCACCATCCCCTTGAGGAGCCAAAGTAGTTCCCCTAAGATACAAATTAGCATTACCAATTCTCTTAACACCAGCAGAGTCAGTTCCCTTTCTACCAGTCTTTATATACCTACCAATAGAATTGTAATTATTATTTATAAGAGGATTAAACCGTGTCTTAACATAATCCTGCATATCTGTATCAGTAGGAAAGAAATACCCAACCCCTTGAGGATATCGGCCATATCTCATACCATGAATCGACTTAATAATCTCTATCTCAGAAAACCCACCGCCAGTAGCCTTCTTATGTACCGTCTCTTTAGCAACTGTCTGCATAGGTTCTATCTGATATTCACGCCCATCAAACGTAAAAGGTAATCCAGAAGCTAATCTCAATGAATATAACTTAGCCCAATAAGCAGCAGATACCTGTGCCATTAAATCAACGTCTGTCAACTCCTGCTGAGAACTTCGTAATGTCTTCTTAGCCATTAACATCACCTGACATTAACATCTTATCTGCTACACTATAACATTCACCAGAGAAAAGTATTCTTAACGTCTCAATTACCAATTCTGTAGTCTCTTCATCACAATTCTTTAAATATAATGAATTTCCTTTTATTTGTATCGGTAATTTCTTATATTCTTCCATATACTATTTCTTTATTAGATTGTAGATATTGTCGGTGTTGTTTGTAGTAGAGTTGGAAAAGTTGATTAGGCGAAGAGAGAGGGAACGTAATAAACGCCGTCCCCCTGTCATGGGGTCATCCCCCCTCCTGAATATCTTTTTCCATCCTACAATTAAGACGATCAATATCTCTGCCAGTTAGTATAGCTAGTACGTAACAATCCTCGCATCTTATCTTATTATCATTTGTCTCTATTGCATATCTCATATAAATCTTACCTTGTTTACTCTACAACTTTATCGTTTAAATCATCCAGAATCGATTATAATCTGTGTGTCAATACAATCAGTACCATTAATACATGAAACTAATCCTAGCTAATCGTAGTGCGTTTAATGATGTATGGTACAAAATGCCCCATAAATAACAGCACAAATAATATTAAATA